ATTTAATGTAACATCCAATACTAATGTAGATTTTATAGGAGGAACTAATATAACAACCTCAACAGGAACACAAGCTGGAGGTCTCGTTGTTACTATAAATAATGGTATTACTAATAACAATCAGTTAACTAACGGAGCAGGATATACGACTAATACAGGTACAACAACAGCCTCAAATACACAAACGTTTACTAACAAAAGCGGTAATATAAGTCAATGGACTAATAATTCAGGTTATATTACGTCAGCATCTTTACCAACTGTAAGTAATGCAACTATTACATTAGCAGCAGGTACAGGTCTTAGTGGTGGAGGAGCAATTACTCTTAATCAATCAGGTAATGAAACAGTTACTTTTAATAACACTATAACTAATAATAATCAACTTTCTAATGGAAGAGGTTTTATTGGAATAGGTTCGGTTGCAATAACTTCTAATGGATCAACGCCAAGTTTAGGTTCAGGAATTAGTGCTGCTGAAATTAGATCACTTATAGGAGCTGGTACAAGTTCAAGTACAGGTACAGTAACTTCTATAGCAACTAGTACAGGATTAAGTGGTGGTACAATTACAACATCTGGAACTTTAACAAATACTGATAGAGGATCACAGCAAAACATATTCAAAAACTTTACAGCAAGTTCAGGCGGAACAGCTACAGCTAATATTAATAATGATACGTTAACTATAGCTGGTGGTTCTAATGTTAGTACTGTAAGATCTGGTGATACAATAACTATTAACGCTACAGATACAAATACAAATAATTATCTAACAGGATTATCTTGGGCAACTGGCACAGGTGTTTTAAGTGCTACTAGACAAGGGTTAAGTACTTTGTCTGTAGATTTAGATGGTAGATATGTTACGTCATCAGGTGTAACGTCTATAGCAACAAGCACAGGATTAAGTGGTGGTACAATAACAAGCACAGGAACTCTTACAAATACTGATAGAGGTTCACAACAATCTATATTTAAGAATATTGCAGTAAGTGGACAAAATACTGTAATAGCAGATAACAATAACGACACGTTAACTTTGGTTGCCGCTGGTGGTATGACTATTACTACAAATTCTGCAACAGATACAATTACATTTAATCCTAATGATGATAATTCAAACAATTTCGTAACAGGTGGTAATGTAACAAGTGGAACAGTAACATTAAATAGATCAGGATTAAGTAATGTTTCATTTGCAATTAACAACAGTCAGATAACAAATGGTGCTGGTTACATAACTGCAGGATCTTTACCTTCAGTTGGTAATGGAACATTAACTGTTACAGGAGGAACTGGACTAAGTGGTTCAGGAACATTTACCGCAAATCAATCAGGCAATACTACAATTACTCTTAATAACAGTATTACAAATAACAATCAATTAACAAATGGTAGAAACTTTACAGTTTCAGGTAGTAACATATCTCAATTTGCAAATAATTCAGGTTATATAACTTCATCAGGAAGTATAAGTGGTAACGCAGCTACAGCGACTAAATTTTCAACAGGTAGAACTAATTACAAAGGTGTTACAGATACTTCTGTTATTGGTCAGATGATGTGGAAACATTATGGAAATAACCATACTATATTTGATGCTTCTAATGGCACATCTCCATCTGGAACTTCTATAAGTAATACTAGTCCAGGAGCTTCTTGGACAGGAACTTACCCTACACTAATGGGTTGGAATGGATCAACTACTTATGGAGTTAGAGTAGATGTTTCAGCAAATGCAGAGCAGTTTAAAAACGCAAGAACTATAGCTGGTGTATCATTTAACGGTACTGCTAATATATCTCTTAACAATAATGCTATAACAAATGGAGCAGGATATATAACTTCAGCTTCTTTGCCAAGTGTAGGTAATGGTACATTTAGTGTAACAGGTAATACTGGTTTATCAGGTTCTGGATCAATGACTGCAAACCAATCAGGTAATACAAGTGCTACATTAACAAATACTGATAGAGGTTCATCACAAGCTATATTTAAGAATTTTTCAGCAAGCTCAGGTGGTACAGCTACTGCAAATAGCAATAACGATACATTAACTATTGCAGCTGGTAGTAATATTACTACAGTTAGATCTGGAGACACAATAACTATTAACGCTATAAGTGATGGACAAGGTGTAACTTCAGTAGCAACTGGTGGTGGGTTAACAGGTGGAACAATAACTTCAACTGGAACTTTATCACACGCAAACACATCAAGTCAAGGTAATGTAAATAATTCAGGTAATACATATATTCAAGATGTAACATTAGACACGTATGGTCACGTTACAAGTCTAACATCTGGTACAACTACATTAGCTACACTTGGTTATACAGGAGCAACTAATGCTAACAATATTACTAACAATAATCAATTAACTAACGGTGCAGGATATGTAACTTCTTCAGGAGGTTCAATGTCAACCTGGAATATTACAGCTGATTCAGGAGGTAGTGAAAGCATATCTCAGAATGAAACTGTAGATATTGCTGGGGGTACTAACATTTCAACATCACGTTCAGGTTCTACTATTACAATAACTAATGGTATTACTAACAATACTCAGATAGCTAATGGTAGAGGTTATAGTACAACTACTGGAACAGTAACATCAGTATCCTCAAGTATTGATGGATCAGCTTTAAGTGTAGGTGTTGCAAATGCAACATCAACTCCAGCTGTGAATTTTGACTGGCAAGGATCAAGTACTGAATATGTAAATGGTGAAGGAGGTTTAGTAACTTTTCCATCTATTCCACAAGGTGATATAACAGCAGTAGTCGCAGGTAACAAAATGACAGGTGGTGGAACAAGTGGTTCTGTTAGTATAGGATTAGCTAGTAACAACATTTCTCAGTTTGTTAATAATTCTGGTTATACTACAAACGTAGGAGATATTACAGGTGTTACTGCTGGTACAGGAATGAGTGGTGGTGGAACAAGTGGATCAGTTACATTAAATTGTACAATAACTAACAACAATCAACTTACCAATGGAGCTGGATATATAACCTCTGCAGGAACAAGGGTTACATCTATAGCTACAACAGCACCTATATTGGGTGGAACTATAACAAGTACAGGAACTCTTAGCTTACGATCACCAGTTAGTGGTAATTGGCATAATGGAGGTGCACCTGTAGTTGGTGGTGATGGACTTATGGAAATAGGTAGATATATTGATTTCCATACAAGTAACACTTCTACTTCAGATTTTGATGTAAGACTTAATGCTACATCTGGACTTTTAACTGTATCTGGAAGTGTTAGTTCTACAGGAAACATTCAAGCAGTAGGTAATCTTACTGGGGCAGATGTTTACATAAATGATCAAATAATAAAACTAGGAGATACCAATACATATTTACAATTTAATGCTGCTGATACGTGGAGAGTTGTAACAGGAGGTACTCAAAGATTTCAAGTAAGTAATAGCTTAGTAAAAGTTAATAATGTTTTTGAAGTTGCAGATACCAATGGTGATAAATCTCTTACTATTAATCCTTTTGATGGTAGTTTTTCAATTGGAGATTTAGATGCAATTACTGGAGAAGCTCAAATTGTTAGTGATAACAGTAATATCTTTTTTAATACAGGTGGAAACACTAGAATGAGGATTAAAAACAATGGTGGCATTGGTATGGGTACAGATCCAAGTACAGGAGTTAAACTTCAAGTACAAGGTGTTATATTAGGAAGACAGAGTAATGGTGTTGCAGATTTTTATTTAGGTAATTATGGATTTAATAGATTTATAAGATTTCACGTAAATAATATAGACACTTATTTCGATATGAATTGTGGTGATATTTTCTGGAGACAAGGAAGTAGCAACAGATTTAGAATGTCTATGAGTACTGGATCTTTTATAGCTTCTGGAGCTATTACTGCATTTGGTTCTCCTTCTGATGAAAGATTAAAAGAAAATATTAAACCTATTGAATCAGCTTTAGATAAAGCTATGAAACTTCAAGGGGTAACTTTTAATTGGAAAGAACAAGATGAAGCAAATATTAAAGAAGATATAGGATTTATAGCTCAGGATGTTAAGAAAGTTTTACCAGAACTTGTAAGAGAAGAAGCTGATGGTATGTTGTCAATGAGACATCAAGGAATCACTCCAATACTTCTTGAAGCTATTAAAGAATTAAAAGCTGAAATTGAAGAATTAAAAAAAATAATAAATAAATAAAATTATGGCAATTACTTACAAATGGTACATAGATCAAATGTCAGCTCACGTTGAATCTGAAGGTCAAAACAATGTAATATACACGGTACAATGGAATTATACTGGATCTGAAGAAGTTAATGGCAAAACATATCAAAGCATTCATATAGGATCAGAAAACTATACTTACGTAGCTGGTACTACTTTTATACCTTACGAAAATACTGAAGCTTTTGAAGCTGTAGTAATTGGATGGCTAGAAGGATCATTAGATGTTCCTGCAATGCAAGCAAATATAGAAGCAGCTATAAAATTAGAAATTGAACCAGTAGATGAAAGTTTGTATTTCACTTGGCAAAATTAAAATAATATTACTATCTTTGATTTTAAATTTAATCTAAAATAATACATTATGGAAGTTAACAAATTATCAGCAGAAGAATTAAAAAACTTACAAGAACTTAATCAAAGTTTTACTGCAAAAAAAATGAACATCGCAGATACTGTTTATCAACAACAATCACTTGTTAAAGAGTTAGATGAAATTAAAGACCGTTTTTCTGTAGTTGAAAAAGCTTTAGGAGAAAAATACGGTAAAGATGCTATAGTCGATTTGTCTAATGGAGATGTTAAATATCCTGAAGATGTAGTATCAACAGAAGAAGATACTAATACAGAAACAGAGTAATAATGGCAAAAATTAGCAACACAGCATCGTATCCAATAATAGTTCCAACAGGAGGTGATTATTTTTTATTAACTGATGCTGATAATTCTAATACAACAAAAAATTGTACAATAGATAATTTATCTAATTATCTAGCTTTAAATACAATTAATATTTCTGTTAGAGTTTCAGCTGCTAATTTAAAAGTTATAGGTAGTGTTCCTTATCAAATATTACCAGCTCCAGGAGTTGGTTTTACGTATAAGATTATTCAAGCAACTGCATTTTTAGATTTCAAAACAACAGCTCACAATTTTAGTAGTCAAGCTAACATTGAAATGGATAATGGAGGAGCAGCTTATTCTGCTGCAGTTTTCCCTTTTTCAGTTTTAAATGCAACAGCAGATACAGTTTATACATCTATTATTTCTGCAGGAATATTACCTACAAACACAGCCTTATCTTTAAATGGTGCAAATTCAACAGCAGGAGATAGTCCATTTATTATTAATATTACATATCATAAATTTAAATTAGATTCTACTTTTTAAATAAATGGATATTAGAAAAATATCAATTGGAGCAGATTATAAGTCTAGTGCTATGCATTATATAGCTGGACAAGAAGTTCTTGGAGGTAATTACAATATACATTTAATACAAAAAGACATTAGCTTAGATTCATATAAAATATGGATTGAAAAAGATAATGAAATAATTTTATGGAAAGAATTTAATTCTAATATTCCTGTATCAATCGAATATAATATAAATTTCTAATGAAATCACCTTTCAGTTTCATTGTAGAACCATACAATGGAAGAAGGTATGATAATATTAAAAAAATTGGAGATGTTAATTTAATTATAAGCTCCTCCAAAGAAGATCATACTGTTTCCAATAGGTTTGCAAAAGTAATAAGTACTCCAATTAACTACGAAGGAGAAATAATACCAGGAGATATCCTTTTGGTTCATCACAATGTTTTTAAGTTTTATAATGATATGAAGGGTGTTGAAAAAAGCGGTAAAAGTTTTTTTAAAGACAATTTATTTTTTATAGACTATGATCAATTTTTTATGTACAAGCATAAAGATAAATGGAATTGTCATTCTAAATATGTTATGATAAAACCATCTTTAAAAATAGAATCTGATATTAAAACTTCAAATGTAGAAGAACCATTAATAGGAGTTATAAAATATATTAATGACGAGTTAAAGAGTAAAGGATTAAAAGAAGGTGATAAAATTTCTTATGAACCATCAAGTGAATATCCTTTTATGGTAGAAGGTGAAAAACTTTATAGAATGTTTACTAGTAATATTAAACTATTATTATAATGGATGTTAAGAATATTAAATTACAAATTATAAAAGCTGGTGAAAAAGCTGTTATGCAATTAATTAAAGTTGCCGAAGAACATATTATTAAATACGGAGAAGACGATGAATTGGCTGCTGATAAATTAAAGAATGCTGCTGCCACAAAAAAGTTAGCTATATTTGATGCATTTGAAATTCTAAAAAGAATTGAAGATGAAAATAAATTGTTAAATGATGGTGACGTTATAACTAAATCTAATACTACTCAAGGATTTGCTGAAAGAAGATCAAAATAATTTATATAGGAAATTAAATAATTATATTCCGACTAGCGATTTTGTCAATAAGAACAAAGCTAAAAGTTGGGAGTATGGTTTTAATGAAAAATATAAAGTAATTGTTATATCTAAATCAGGACAAATTGGAGATGTTATATCAATCAATGGATTAGAAATAGCTCTACCTATACAAAGCAAAAATATACATAAAAAATCTTTAGAAAAAAAAGAACAATACTGGGAATCTTTTACTATTCCTGCAGCATTAAAAAAAATACCTACTATATTTCAATGGCATCAAACGTCTATAAACTTTAAAGATCAATGGGTAGATTACATTGAGCAAGAGTTTGACAGACGTGAAGAAGGTTTTTGGTTTATGAATAATGGAGTTCCTACTTATATTACTGGATCTCATTATATGTATTTACAATGGACAAAAATTGATATTGGTCTTCCAGATTTTAGAGAAGCTAATAGAATTTTTTATATATACTGGGAAGCTTGTAAAGCAGATAAAAGAAGTTTTGGAATTTGTTATTTAAAAATTAGACGTTCTGGATTTTCTTATATGGGAAGTGAAGAATGTGCTAACATAGCAACAATTTCTAAAGATTCAAGAATAGGTATTTTATCTAAAACTGGAGCAGATGCTAAAAAAATGTTTACAGATAAAGTAGTTCCTATTTCTAATAATTATCCTTTCTTTTTTAAACCTGTGCAAGATGGTATGGATAAACCTAAAACTGAATTAGCTTTTAGAGTTCCAGCTTCAAAGATTACAAAAAGAAATATGTATGAAGAAGATGATGTACAAGTTGAAGGATTAGATACTACAATTGACTGGAAAAATACAGGTGATAATTCTTATGATGGAGAAAAGTTAAAATTATTAGTTCACGATGAAAGTGGGAAATGGGAAAAACCTAGTAATATTTTAAATAACTGGAGGGTAACAAAAACTTGTTTACGATTAGGTAGTAAAGTTATTGGAAAATGTATGATGGGATCTACATCTAATTCATTAGATAAAGGAGGTAGTAATTTTAAAAAGTTATTTTATGATTCTTCTATACAACAAAGAAACGCTAACGGTCAAACTAAAAGTGGTTTATATAATCTTTTTATTCCTATGGAATATAATATGGAAGGTTTTATTGATGTTTATGGTATGCCTATTATTCAAGATGTAAAAAAAGAATTATTTGGAATTGATGGAGAAAAAATAACTACATCTGCAATTCAATATTGGCAAAACGAAGTAGACTCTTTAAAAAATGATCCAGATGCGTTAAATGAATTTTACAGACAGTTTCCTAGAACTGAATCTCACGCATTTAGAGATGAAAGCAAACAATCTCTTTTTAATCTTACAAAAATATATCAGCAAATTGATTACAATGATTCTTTAATAAAAGATAGATTTTTAACTAAAGGTAATTTTAGTTGGAAGAATGGTGTAAAAGATAGTGAAGTTTTATGGAGTCCTGATATTAGAGGTAGGTTTGTTATTTCTTGGACACCTAAAAAAGACTTACAAAACAAAAGCTATGTACAAAACGGAAAAAAGAAACCTGGTAATGAACATATAGGAGCATTTGGTTGCGATAGTTATGACATATCTGGTACTGTAGGGGGTGGAGGATCAAACGGTGCGTTACACGGTGTTACAAGGTTCAATATGGATGATGCCCCAAGTAATGAATTTTTTTTAGAATATGTTGCTAGACCACAAACTGCAGAAATATTTTTTGAAGAAGTATTAATGGCTTGTGTTTTTTATGGAATGCCTATATTAGTAGAAAATAATAAACCAAGATTATTGTATCATTTTAAAAATAGAGGATATAGAGGGTATAGTATTAATAGACCTGACAAGTCTTATAATAAATTATCAAAAACTGAAAAAGAATTAGGTGGTATTCCTAATTCAAGTGAAGATGTTAAACAAACACACGCAGCATCTATAGAATCATATATAGAAAAATATGTAGGATTAGATTTTTCTGGAGATTATAGAGATCCAGATTCAATAGGCAGTATGTATTTTAGTAGGACTTTAGAAGATTGGGCAAGATTTGATATTAACAATAGAACTAAGTTTGATGCAACAATTAGTTCAGGGTTAGCGTTAATGGCAATTCAAAAACATCTTTATGAAACAGTTAAAAAAGAATCAAAAATAAAGTTTAACTTTGCAAGATATGACAATAAGGGAAGTTACAGCAAAATTATAAGGTAAATGCAAGATGTAAAAATAGACATTAACCCAACTGGGTTTCCAAGTCAATTTGTTTCTGATTCTGTTAAGAAATCAAATGAATTTGGATTACAGATTGGTCAAGCCATACAATACGAATGGTTTAGAAAAGATGGTAATACAAATAGATTTTATAATCAATGGGGAGAATTTCATAGATTACGACTTTATGCTAGAGGAGAACAATCAGTTGCTAAATATAAAAATGAATTAGCAATAGATGGCGATTTAAGTTATTTGAATTTAGATTGGACACCAGTTCCTATTATACCAAAATTTGTTGACATAGTTGTTAATGGAATGTCTGACAGGGTATTTCAAGTAAAAGCATATGCACAAGATGCAATGTCAATGGATAGAAGAAACAACTATCAACGTATGCTTGGTGCAGATATGGCATCAAAAGATTTAATAACTCAAGTAAATAAAGATTTTGACGTAGATGCATTTGCATCTGATGTTGAAGACTTACCTGCAGATAGTGAAGAACTTGCATTACATATGCAAATGAAATATAAACCTTCAATTGAAATTGCTGAAGAAGAAGCAATTAATACTGTTTTTGAAGAAAATAAATATCACGAAATAAAAAAACAATTAGATTACGATCAAACTGTTTTAGGTATTTCTGTAGCTAGACATTCATTTTTGCCTGGTGATGGAATTAAAATAAATTATGTAGATCCAGCTAACTTAGTTTATAGTTATACTGAAGATCCTCATTTTAATGATTGTTTTTATTGGGGTGAAATTAAAACTTTACCTATTATAGAATTATTAAAAATTGATCCTTCATTAACTAAAGAAGATATGGAGGAAATATCTCAGTATAGCCAAAGTTGGTATGACTATAATAATACTGCACAATTTTATAATAACAGTTTGTTTAGTAGGGATAGTGCTACAATTTTGTTTTTTAATTATAAAACAACTAATACATTTACATATAAAAAGAAAAAAAATAATGTTGGTGCTGAAAAAGTTATAGAAAAAACAGATGAATTTAATCCATCAGATGAAATGATGGAAGAAGGAAACTTTGAAAAAGTATCTAAAACTATTGATGTTTGGTATGAAGGAGTTATGGTTATGGGAACTAGCATAATTCTTAAATGGCAAATGGCTGAGAATATGGCTAGACCACAATCGGCAAGTCAAAATGTTTATCCAGAATTTATAGCTTGTGCTCCTAGAATGTATAAAGGAGTTTTAGAATCTTTAGTAAGACGAATGATTACGTTTGCAGATTTAATTCAAATTACACATTTAAAATTACAACAAGTTTTATCTAAAGTTGTTCCTGATGGTGTATTTATTGATGCAGATGGATTAGCAGAAGTTGATTTAGGTAATGGTGCTGCATATAATCCTGAAGATGCATTAAGAATGTATTTTCAAACAGGTAGTGTTATTGGTAGAAGTTATACTCAGGATGGAGATTTTAATCAAGCAAAAGTTCCTATTCAACAATTAACAGCAAGTTCAGGTCAGTCTAAAATTCAAAGTTTAATTGGTACATACAATCATTATTTAAGTATGTTAAGAGATGTAACTGGATTAAACGAAGCAAGAGACGGATCTTTACCTAATGAAAATGCATTAGTTGGATTACAAAAAATGGCTGCATTAAGTAGTAATACTGCTACTCGTCATATATTACAAGCTGGTTTAAGTATAACTCAAAACTTAGCTACAGCATTATCTTCACGAATTGCTGATGTTTTAGAGTATTCAGAATTTAAAGATGAATTTGTAAATCAAATTGGTAAATACAATGTTTCTGTACTTAATGAAATTACAGATTTATATTTAAGTGATTTTGGTATTTTTATAGAAGTTGTTCCTGACGAAGAAGAACGAAAAATGCTAGAACAAAATATTAATATGGCTTTATCACGTGATTCTATTAACTTAGAAGATGCTATTGATATTAGAGAAATTAAAAATTTAAAAGTTGCTAATCAAGTTTTAAAATTAAAACGTAAAAGAAAAGCAGATGCAACTCAAAAAGCATCTGCAGCAGCAGCAGAGCAACAAGGAAAAATCCAACAACAATCTCAACAGATGGCTGCACAGGCTGCAATGGCAAAAATTCAAACTGAAAATGAAGCTAAGTTGAAAATAATGCAAAGTGAAATGCAATTTTCACTTCAAAGAATGCAAGGTGAGGCAAACATAAAATCTGAATTAATGAAATTGGAATTTGATTTAAATATGAAATTAAAAGGAGTTGAGGTTGAAGCAATGTCAGCTAGAGAAGATCAAAGAGAAACTGCTAAATCAGACAGAATAAGTCAGCAGTCTACTGAGCAATCAAAATTAATAGAACAACGTAAAAATAATTTAGCTCCTGTATCTTTTGAATCTAAAGAAGATAGTTTAGATGGTTTTGATCTTGCTGAATTTGAACCTAGATGATCCTTAAATAGTATATAAAATTAAATATTAACTTTGTAAAAATTAAATCAAATGAAATTCACAGATGTAAAATCAGTTGACTCTATTGAGTCAAAATCAACACAAGAAATTGAGCAAGACTTATTAACTAAACACGAAGATGGTTTACAAGCTCAAGAAGTTAACGAAAATTCTGATACAATAGAAATTGTTGTTCCAGAAACTAAAGAATTACCAATTGAGGAAAAGTCAGAAGAAATTCAAGACTTACCTGAATTAAAAGACGAAGATGTTCTTTCATATATTAAATCACGATATAATAAAGATATATCTTCTGTAGATGATTTATTTGCTCAATCAGAAAGTAATGAAGAATTACCAGATGATGTTTCTAAATATTTAAAATTTAAAAAAGAAACAGGGCGTGGGTTTCAAGATTTTGTAAATGCTAATAAAGATTATACAGAATTAAGTGACGATAAATTATTAAAAGAATATTATTCTTTAACAGAAACAGATTTAGATACAGAAGATATTGAATATCTAATGGAAGATAAATATGGTTATGATGAAGATATAGATGATGAAAGAGATATTAAAAAGAAGAAGATATCTAAAAAAAGAGAACTTGCAACAGCACGTAAATATTTAAGTGAAATTTCTGAAGCATATAAAATTCCTCTTGAGTCAAGTGGGGGTTCGCTGAACGAAGATGATCGTAAAGATTATAGTGAATACAAGGAAAAGGTCCAAGAGGCTCGTGATGAGATGGAGGCTAATAAAAAAAGAGCTGAATTTTTTAGCAAAAAAACAGATGAAGTTTTTAATTCTGAATTCAAAGGTTTTGAGTTTAATATAGGAGAAAAAAATATTATTTATTCATCTGGAGATGCAAATGAAATTAAATCTAAACAAATTAATGTACAAAATTTTATTAATGAGTATGTTGATAGCGAAGGTATAATATCAAATGCAAAAGGTTGGCACAAGGCATTAAATGCAGCAATGAATCCAGACAAACTTGCTCAATATTTTTATGATCAAGGTAAGGCAGATGCCATAGGTGATGTTTCGAAAAAAAGTAAAAACATTAATATGGACTTGAGACAAACACCTCAAGGAACGCCACAAGCAGGATTTAAAGCTAAAGCAATTAATGACACATCAGGAAAAGGCTTGAGGATTAGAAGTAGTAGAAAAAATAATTAATAATTAAAAATTTAAAAAAATGGCAGGACAAGTAAATGCAGCACCAGGTTTTAATTTACAACCAAGTGCACAGCAAGTAGTATTACAAACAAACTATATCACAAATTTTGATTTCTTAAATCAATATTTACCAGATACTTATGAAAAAGAATTTGAAAGATATGGAAACAGATCAGTAGCATCATTTCTTAGAATGGTTGGAGCAGAGATGCCTTCTAATTCAGATTTAATTAAATGGGCAGAACAAGGAAGATTGCATACTAAATATGTAAATGTAACTTCAGCAGCAGCTGCAGGACAAGACGTAGCAGTATTAGCAATTAACGATGCATTAATTCCAGCAGGTGGACAAATTGCATTAAGAGTTGGTCAAACAATTATGATCTCTGATAACACAGCTAATTCAGTATTAACAAACAAAGCTTTAATTACAGCAGTAGATTTACCTAATGCACAAATTACAGTAGCGTATTATGAAGCAGGTGGACAACAAGCAGCATTAGGAGTTGTTACTTCTATGTTTATTTATGGTTCAGAATTTCAAAAAGGATCTAACGGTATGCAAGGACAACTTGAAGCTGATGACATCATTTTTGATAACTCACCAATAATCATCAAAGATAGATATGCAGTATCAGGTTCTGATATGGCACAAATTGGATGGATTGAAGTGACTACTGAAAATGGAGCTAATGGTTTCTTATGGTATCTAAAATCAGAACACGAAACAAGATTACGTTTTGAAGATTATTTAGAGACAGCAATGGTTGAAGCAGTACCTGCAGAAGTAGGTGGTGGTGTAGTTGCAATTGCAGCTGGTGTTGCATCAGGTGTAGGTAACAAAGGTTCAGAAGGTTTATTCTATGTGGTTAACGCTAGAGGTAACGTATGGGCAGGTGGAAACCCAACAACTTTAGGAGAATTTGATTCTATTATTCAGAGACTTGATAAACAAGGATCTATTGAAGAGAATGTACTTTTCTTAAACAGAGAGTTTGGATTTGACGTTGACGATATGTTAGCTAGTCTTAACGGTTATGTTGCAGGTGGATCATCTAACTCAGCATCATTTGGTTTATTTGATAATGATCAAGAAATGGCTTTAAACTTAGGTTTCTCAGGATTCAGAAGAGGTTATGATTTTTATAAAACAGACTGGAAATATTTAAACGATCCTACAATGAGAGGTGGTTTAGTAGGTGGAAAAATCAACGGTATTTTAGTACCAGCTGGTTCAACTACAGTTTATGACCAAGTACTTGGTAAAAACGCTAAAAGACCATTCTTACACGTAAGATATAGAGCTTCAGAAACTGAAGACAGACGTTATAAAACTTGGATTACAGGTTCTGCAGGTGGAGCAGCTACTTCTAGCTTAGATGCAATGGAAGTAAACTTCTTATCAGAAAGAGCTTTATGTACTTTAGGTGCTAATAACTTTTTCTTATTCAAACAATAAGAAATAAATAATTAAAGGGGAGGCAATAAAAATTCTGATGAGCCTCCCTTTTTTTTTAACATAAACTTTAAATTTAATTAAATGAAAAAACAAACAAGTATTTTAACAGACAAGACTTATAAATTAGTAGGAGATATTGCTCCTTTAAGTTTAATGATTCCTGCTAGAAATAGTAGAAGATCTCCATTAATGTATTTTGATGAAGATAAAAATATAAATAGATCTTTGCGTTATGCTAAAAATCAAAGAAGTCCTTTTGAGGATGAACAAGATGGAAATGCAATTTTAGAACCAATCGTATTTGAAGATGGGTTTTTATTTGTTCCTAAAACTAATCCAGTTTTACAAGAATTTTTAAGTTACCATCCATCTAATAATAGATTATTTGTAGAAGTAAACAAAGAACAAGATGCTGCAGGAGATGTAGAAAGTTTAGATTATGAATTAGAAGCAATGATTGCTGCTAAAGATTTAAGCTTAGAATTAATGGAAACTATTGCGACAGTTGTAATTGGTTTAAATGTAAGCAAAATGAGTTCAGCTGAACTTAAAAGAGATATAAGAATATTTGCAAAAAGATATCCAACTGATTTTTTAGAATCGCTTAATGATCCATTATTATTATTACAAAATAAATGTTCTAAATTCTTATCAGAAAGTTTACTGATAATTAAAAATGGAAAAGACATTTATTATAATTTAAAAACAAACAAGAAAAAACTTTTAACTATTCCATATGGAGAAGATCCTTTATTTATTCTAGCATCATTTTTCCAAAATGATGAAGGAGTAGAAGTTCTTCGTTTATTAGAAAATAGAATTAATAAAGTTAAATAAAAATTAATGTAACTTTGAAATGAACACTCTAGAAATAGAGTGTTTTTTTTTTACTATATTTGTAGAATATAATAAAAAAATTAAAACAATGTCAAAATTTATATCAATACCAATATCAACTGAAATTAATTCTTCATTTACACTTGATGCTGAGTTAGTAATAAAAGGTAAACAAAGCGAAGCTATCGCAAGTGGTTCTTCAGATTCTATTGGTGCAACTCTTACAGCTTCAAATACTGCAACTGGTGTGGGATATCCAGACTCTGGTGCAGGTGTAGCAACGGTTGCTACATCAGGTACAGGTACAGGATTAACAGTTACTTATACGCAAACAGCAGGAGTAGTAGATGTAAATTCAGTTGTAGTAGTGACAGGTGGTATTAATTATCTAGTAGGTGATACATTTAGTATTGCAGGTGGTGATACTAATGCTGTTGGTGCAATATTAACAGTACAAACAGTAGTAAATAGATTGACAGATTCTAGTAAAGACTTTGTTGCTTTAGGAGTTGCAGCAGGAGATTTTTGTTTTGATACAACAACTAATACTACTAGAATAATAGTATCAGTAGCAGCAACTTTTCTAACTTTAGATGGAACTTTCCCAGGAGGTAATAATTATTTTATTAAAAAACCATTAGTTGTAAGATCATCAACTGCTGATTTTTCAACACATCAAGTACAAGTTGGAGATATTGTAAGAAACATTTCAGATAATCTTTTTGCAAATGTTGCAGAAGTATTAAGTAACACAGAAATATTACTAGATGCTGATATTTTTAATACTGCACAAAGATCAAATGCTAATTTCACTATTTCAGCTAAAGCTCAAGAACTATATAATTTTGATCAGCAATGGACTTCTAATGTAAAAGTAGGAGATTTTATTGTATTTAGTTCTGGTGTTGTAAGTAAAGTAGAAGCTTTGGTTGGAACATTTTATAGAGTAAAATTATTTAAAAATGTAACAATTGATGATACTTTTAAAATTTATGACTCTTCTTTATCGAGTCCATTATTAGTTGCAGCAGATCATATTACAGTAGCAACAATAGATAGTACAACTTCAGTAAAATTATTTTGTTCTACAGATTATACAATAACTTTAACAACTTCATCAGATGTTGACAAAACTGTTTTAACAGGTATTCAAAATGCTCAAATAGCAGCAGAAGGAAATGTTTCTGGAACAGCTATATCTTTTGTACAAATAACACCATCGGATGTTGTAATTACAGGATCAGCAGTTGGATAAAAATTAAATAATTTATTAAGATTATAGAGAGGTTTCAATAAAATGAAGCCTCTTTTTTTTTTGTATCTTTGTGTAAACAAGATTAAAAATGATAAATACAGTCAGAGCCACGGTAATGTCTATTGCTAATAAAAACAACTACGGATACATAACTCCTAATGATTTTAATTTATATGCAAAACAAGCTCAATTAGATATATTTGAAGATTACTTTTATCAATATAACAGTTGGGTTGTAAAACAAAACGCAAGAGTATCTGGAAGTGGGTATGCTGATATTTTAAGAGGATTAGTAGAAGTAATCGATAGTTTTTCAGAAACAAGAGGATTAACAAATACTGGAATTAATTTATTTAATTTACCAGAAGATTATTATTTAATTAATAAGATAAATTTATATCCTAATATAATTACTTCTTCTACTACAACAGCAGCTGCTCTTAACACATTAACAGATACAAATGCAACGTTTAATAACGGATCTGTACTACCAGGTCAGATAGTTTATAACTCTTCTTTAACAAGCGTTTCTAGTGGTGTAAGTGCATATGTAATAAGTGTTGATTCAGCTACACAATTAACTTTGTCTGCTAATCCATTTGGAACAGCAGCAACGATTGGAAATGGATATGTTATTGCTACAACAGCAGGTATTAGAGAAATAGAAAGAGTTTCACAAAATAAAATATTTTATTTAAATTCATCTCATTTAACTTCTCCAACTACTTCATATCCAGCTTATGTTTTAGGTGGTGCTACTGCAGGTACATTTGGAAATACATTAACAGTATACCCAACAACAATTACTATTAGTAGTGGTATAGTTGTATCTCAATATATAAGATACCCATTAGATCCTAATTGGACTTACAGTTCTTTAACTGGTGGAGAACCAGTTTTTGATGAAGGTCAAGCTGATTATCAGGATTTTGAATTACCAGAATCTGATGAACCTAATATAGTAAACAAAATATTACAATATGCAGGTGTTTCAATAAGAGAAGAACAAATAGTTGCTTTTGGACAATTACAAGAAAGTGAAGATAATACTCAACAAAATTAAATATGGCTTATATAACTGACTATCAGTATTACGAAAATAATGGAACTGCACCTGAAGATTCTAATTGGGGATCTTATCAATATGTAACATTAGATGACATTGTAACTAACTTTATTTTAATGTATGTTGGTAATGATAAACTAATTAATAACGTAGAAAAATATAATATTTTATTTCACGCAAAAAGAGGAATTCAAGAATTGAATTATGATGCTATGAAAGAAATTAAAATATTAGAATTAAATGTATCTGATCAATTAAGATTTATTTTGCCTCAAGATTATGTAAATTGGGTTAGAATATCTTTATACAAAAATGGTGTATTAATGCCATTAACTGAAAATATACAAACAAATTGGAGTGGAGCATATCTACAAGATAATAATTATAGAATTTTATTTGATGAAAACGGTAATATTTTAAAACCTGAAAATTCTACTTTAGATATGGATAGAATTGCAAACACGCAAAAATCTATTTATCTAAATGCAAACAGTCCACAAAATGGTAATGAAGGGTTTAATATTGATGGGATGTGGTATTTTGATTATAATATTGGTAATAGGTTTGGTTTAAATACAGAAACAGCAAACGCTAATCCTACATTTGTAATTGATAAAGCTTCAGGAGTAATTAATTTTAGCTCAGGAATGTCAGGAGAACTTTGTATTCTTGAATATGTTTCTGATGGTATGAAAAATGGTGTAGATTCTCAAATAAATTTAAATAAATTATTTGAAGATTTTATTTATGCCTATATAAAATATGCTATATTAACCAGTAAATACGGAGTACAAGAATATATTATTAATAGAGCAAAAAAAGACAAAGCTGCTTTATTACGAAACGCAAAATTAAGATTAAGTAACATACACCCTGGTAGATTATTAATGAATCTAAGAGGTCAATCTAAATGGTTAAAATAATATGCCTCAGTTTACAAGAAATTTTATAAAAGGAAGAATGAATAAAAGCGTTGATGAGCGATTAGTTGCTCAAGGCGAATATATTGATGCTTTAAATTGTAGATTAGGTTCTACTGAAAATACAGAAATTGGAGCTGTAGAAAATTCTTTAGGAAATTCTACGTTAACTATTTTAACATATGAAGGTCAAGCTTTAAGTGATAAATCTAAATGTATTGGTTCATTTGAAGATGGAGGTACAGAAACTTTATATTGGTTTGTAAATGATCCAGCTAATGAAACTTCAAGTACTGGTAAAGTAGATATGATAGTTTCATATAATACTAATTTAGATTTACTTTTTTATCACGTTATTTCTACTAGTCTTTTAAATTTTAATAATTTAAATTTAGTTACTGGTATTAATTTAATAGATGGGTTATTATTTTTTACTGATAATTTAAATGCTCCAAGAAAAATAAATGTAAATAGAACCTATCCATATCCTATAAGTGATGTTGATCAAATATTTGAACAAGACATTGGTGTTATTTTAGCACCGCCTTTATTTGCACCTACATTAACGCCTATTCAACAAGGTGGTGGAGAAAATTTTATGAAAGATATTATGATATCTTTTGCTTATAGATACAAATATGAAGATAATGAGTATTCAGCAATATCACCATTTTCCCCAATATCATTTACTCCAGGACCATTTTCATTAGATTTTGCTACTTATAATAATGCTTCAATGGAAAATGTTTTCAATAGTGTTATTGTAGAGTTTAATACTGGTGGTAGAAATGTTGTAGGAATTGATTTATTATTTAAAAATTCTGAAATGGTAACAGTAAATGTTATCGAAAAATTTAATAAAGTTGATCAAGGTTGGTTAGATAATATTAATCAAACTTTTCAATTTACTAATCAAAAAATTTATACAGTACTTCCTGCAGCACAAATGCTAAGATTGTATGATAATGTACCTAGATATGCTCAAGCTCAAACAATAATGGGCAATAGATTAATGTATGGTAATTATATAGATGGATATAATATTACAAATTCAGCTGGTCAAAGTGTATATTTAGATTATACATTAGAAAGAGTAAGCGAATCATTAGGTGCAGGTGAAAAAGATTCTGTTAATACTGCTTTTACTTATACAATAAATGGAGCTGTAAATCAATTAAATGCAACTGCAAGTTATGATACTACAGGTTTTGCTTTAATAACAGGATCACAAATAGGTATTTCATTTAATTTTGGACACGGACAATTTTCTGGATCAGCAACTTATATAGATGGTAATGAACCTCTTAATGAATTTGTTGGAACATTTTTATTTACTCTTCAACAAAATTTTGACAATGCACACGATATGGTTACTAGTCAAGCTTTTATAGATGGTATAACTACATTTGTAGCTCCTTCTTCATCTAATTGTTTTCCTATCAAATGTTCTTCAGGATGTACAAACGGTTCTTCTGTTACAGATTTAATTAACTGTGGTATTGTTACTAATGCAGCAGGTGGATGGGAAAAAGTTGGTTTTGGATTGTCAGGAATTGATCAGGGTATTGTAATTACTTCTACTCCAGGTAGTAATGTTTTTACATTAACTCCTCAAGCATTAAAATTTGAAGCATATAATCAAGCAACTGTACCACCTACAGCTTTAGGTGTTTTTGCTTTTGAATACCTTACTATTAGACAATCAGAACTTCTTTATAGTTTAGATTCTTCTAGAAAAACATTACATAGTGATAGAGATTATGAAGTAGCAGTTGTTTATGAAGATGAGTATGGTAGAGCTAGTACTGCTTTAGTGGATATAAATAACACTATTTATATGCCTTGTGAAAATTCTATTACTAAAAACACAATAAAAATAACATTAAGTAGTTATCCTCCATTTTGGGCAAAAAAATACAAGTTTGTATTAAAACCATCTAAAGATGAATATCGTACAGTATTTTCAAACATATTTTTTCCAGAAGAAGAAACTGGTAATGTGTGGTTTAAACTAGAAGGAGACAATAAAAGTAAAGTAGTTTTAGATGAAAATTTAAAAGTAAAAGCTGATACTACAGGAGCAGTATTAAGATGTGTTGAAACTAAAGTTTTAGATTACGGATCTCAAGTTAAAGATTTTTTATGTGCTAGAGATAGCAATGGCGTTAAAGTAGATCCAGATTGTACACAACCAGGTGGAGTATATATGCAATTAAGACCTTCAAATTTTGCAGCTGCAATAGCACCAGATTCTTTGATAAATACAGGTCAAGAAACTTGTAGTTCAGGTGATTTTTGTGCTGTTAAATATAGTGTTTCAATTAAAAATCCTGATAGTACTGGAGCAACTGATGAATTTATTCCTTACACAATACCAGCAGGTAGTATTGTTACTATAATACTAACCGAGAGTAGATCTAGAAGAGGAAACAGATGTGGTGCTAAAAAGTATAATTATAATAAAACATTTACCGCTGGTCAAGACTACGAAAGTATGTATGCTTTTGTAGAAGGTCAAAATATTGATTTAACAAATGGTTCAACTGATGGTACAACTGATGATGGTGGTCCAAACAATATAAATCAACCTAGTACATTATATTCATTTTTTACTAGATTAGCTACTGATTCGCAGTCATATGTTACTTTTCAAACTGATGCTGCAAATGGAAAAATGTATTTAGTTCATCAAACAGGGACACAAAAATGTCGTGGTTTAGATATAAGAAATTCTTATGCAACAGTAGAATTAATTGTTCAAAGAGCAACTACATTAATGATATTTGAAACTGAAGCAAAAGATGCTAATACAGAATTGTATTTTGAAAACGAACAAGTTTTTGATATAACTTCTGGTAATCATCAATCTGGTTCAAATACTACAGATCAAAATCAAACTAGTTTATTACCTGCTATTATTAATTTAACATTTTCTAATGCATTTGTTTTTGGTAATGGTTGTGAGTCTAATAGGGTTTTAGATGCTTTAACAACTCAAAGTTTTACTTTGGGAGAAAAAGTAACTGCAGTTTCTGAAGAGGATTATAAAGAAAATTTACGATTTGCTGACATAACTTATAGTGGAAACTTTAATTTAGAAACGAACGTTAATAAACTAAATGAATTTAATTTAGCTTTAGCTAATTTTAAATCTTTAGAATCATCATTTGGTCCTATAAGAAAATTACACGCAAGACAAACAGATATTTTAACATTACAAGAAGATAAAATCTCATATGTATTAGTAGAAAAGAATCTTTTATCTGATGCAGCCGCTGGTGGAGCTATTGCTTCTATACCAGAAGTTTTAGGAACTCAATTAGCTCGTATAGAAGAATATGGTATTAGTAATAACCCTGAAAGTTTTGCTCATTATGGGTATGATGTATTTTTTACAGATGCTAAAAGAAGTTCTGTATTAAATTTAAGAGGTGGAATTAGTGCTAAGTCTGACAAATTAGAAGTAATATCTAATCAAGGTATGCGTAGTTGGTTTAGAGATTTATTTACTGATGATTTTAATACACAAAAATTAGGAGGTTATGATCCATATATGGATGAATATGTACTAAGCAGTAACTCTAGTATTGTACCTGTTGAACCAACTAAAAGAGATTGTGGATATAATATAAGACAAACGTTATCGAGTAAAGCAGTTGTTTTTGACCTTAATTGTACTTCAACTATAGGTATTGTATCAGTTGTTTATAATTTTACTGCAGGTTCGGCTGTACTATTAATTAATTATAATGGTATAGATGTAGTTAATCAAACAATTTCAGGAACAGGAACATTAACGTGGAATAAAAATCAAGCATTCCCAGTTGGTGCACAGGTAACAATTACACCTACCGCAGCAACTTATTCTGTTACTATTGGATGTCCTTCAACGGAAAATCTAACTGTAAAACGTATTGTTATTAATGAAAGTGGCGATGCTTCTTTAACTTCTTCTATAAGATACAGATGGTCAGATGGTGTTACAACCAGTCCTTTTCAAAGTGACAATATTATATTAGAAGAAGATGGTACTTCTTTATTTGCTTCTCAAACTGGTCCTGCATCGTTTGGTACTATTCCAACATCTGGATCAACTGTGACAATGCAAAACTTACAACCAAGTGGAGATACATTTATTTTTGATCCTTTATCGGATAAATTTAAATATTTAGTTTCTAATGTTAATTATAACGAAGCTGATATTAATACATTAATACCATTGTTGAATACTGCTACCCCTATTACGTTAACTGGTTTAAATACTTATTCAGCTCCTTTTACATATAGTAATGCAGCTAACAATGATTATTTATATTTAGTTTGGGATTATAGAGTATCTACTGCAATTGAGTTATGTTATGATGCTTCCTCTTCTACTTCATCTTGTTGTGATTGCGGAACTGATGCACCTACTTGTCCAGATAGAACTTTAGTTTTTCAAGTGTGTAATAGTAACTCTGCTAAAGATGATAATTTTGATGTATATTTAAATAACAACTACATAGGAGCATTAGATTTAAATTCTAATACACAAGCTGGATCAGTATTTATTGCATCTAATAATGCAAGTTCTACAATTGTAACTAGTGATTTTGTTTGTCCTTTAAACCTTATGGTTACATATAGATTCAACCCTAATTTTGTAGTGGGTGGTGCTAATACTTTAGAGTTAAGGAATACTCAATCAAATAATAATGGTAACTTTGGTTCTATAGGATTAAGAAACTATTTAACAACAGGTAATAATTTAACAAGTCCTTGTGTTGTAACTGATTTAGTTTATTCTGGATCAACAGGTCAGAGTTTTAATATATCATTTAACTACACGGAGTGTTGTCCTTAAATGATGAGTGTGAACATAACAATTATATGATATGAGTGTAGTAAATAAGTTTATAGATTCAGTAAGTTTTTTAACTGCAAACGCAGTCTATGATGATGTTAATTTAACAATTAAATCCGCTGATGGTTTTTATCAATTTGGTGGACAATATAGACAACAGTTAAGTGGGTTATTATTATCTTCTAATGTATGTGCTGATTGTTTTACATTTGATTCTTTAGATTATGTTTCTACGGTATCTCAAGATCTTTGTTGTTTAACGCAAACATCTGTACAATATTATTATCCAAATGGTTTAACTTTTTTAAATACTACAAATATATTTACTGATGTTAATTTAACTACAATAGCACCAGATGGATTCTATGGAGAACCAGCTGGAAACCAATATAGGCAAATGACTGGTAGTGTTTTAGCAGCGGTAGCATCTTGCTCTGCTTGTTATAGTGCTGTTAATTTAGAATTTAATGTAACTTCTGCAAATGATTTATGTTGTGTTAGTAGAGTAACTTCTTCATACTTTGTTGATTATGGATCTTCATTATCTACTACTAGTAATGTATATACAGATACATCAGGTACTGTTGCAGCCGCAGGGTTTTATAGAACTCCTGGTACAACAAGTTATAGACAAATTACTGGTTCTACATTAGGATCTTTAAGTGTTTGTCCATCTTGTGGAGCAGCTAATACCTCTTTCTTTGTAACAGCAGGAACTTCTACTTTAGCCGATGGTATGTGTGGAATTAATACTAGTCAACTTTTATATCATAATGGATCAGGAACTTTACCTCAAGTCGGTGATATTATTTATTCAGGATCTTCTCCTGGATCATCAACTGTTACGTGGAGTAACTACAGAGGAATTGGTCCATCTGACGTTGGAGGTGGTGCAACTGAGTCTGCAACAGTAAATGCTTCAGGAGCTGTTTTACTTATAGCGATTTGTCCATAATAATAAATAAATAAATAAATATGCCAAGTTATACATTAACATATAGTCAAGGAGTTAAAGGATTTCCATCGTTTTATAGTTTTTTTCCAGACTATATAATGGGTATGAATCAATATTTATATACTTTTAATAAAGGTAATTTATATCGTCACAATACTAATGTGTTAAGAAACAACTATTATGGTATTCAATATAATTCTACTATAACAGGAGTTTTAAACGATCAACCTTTACAAGCAAAAATATTTAAAACAATTGAATTAGAATCTGATGGTAGATGGGCAACAACTTTAATTACTGATTTACAATCAGGTAGTATTGCTGCTGATTATTATTCTTTAAAAGAAGGATCATTCTTTAGTTTTATTAGATATAATTCAGGTTCTCAAAATTTAAATTTACGTTCTACACAAGGTATTGGAACTTGTTTGACTGTAACTGGTAGTGTTGCAGCTCCACCAGTAGTTATAAGTTTTAGTTTTTCTGTGGATTCAATTTTAAGTATTGGTGATAAAGTATATAAAGTATCCGCTGGAGTTTTATCTGAAGTAGGACCAGTTACTGCAATATCTGAAAATAGAACAGCAATTACAATTGCAATTCCAGTAGGAGATATAGTTGGTGGTGATCAAGTTGTTTACTTAAAAGATTCAGTTGCTGAGTCTTATGGTATGTTAGGTTATTATTTAGAATTTACTTTAACAAATACCAGTACAAGTGCGGTTGAGTTATTTTCTGTAAACACTCAAGTCTTTAAAAGTTTCCCATAGATTTTGTATCTTTGGGTTATGGGATTTATTATAAAAAAATTAAAAGATACTGACTACGAGGAAATTTTAGTAAATTGGTGGAATGATTGGAGATGGAAAGCTCCTCCTAAAGATTTTTTACCTGAAAATGGTAAAGGTGGATATATTGTTTACGATGAAGATATTCCTGTTTGTGCAGGATTTATTTATGTAACTAACTCCAAAGTAGGATGGTGTGATTGGATTATTTCTAATTTTCATTATAAAGATAAATCAAAAAGAAAAGAAGCATTAGAAAAGCTTATAAATGTTCTAACTCAAACACTAAAAAAAAGCAATTGTAAATATGCTTATGCTTTAATAAAGTCAGATAGTTTAATAAATGTATATAAAGAACAAGGTTATATGGAGGCAGGTCAATACAATAAAGAAATGATTAAAATATTATAATATGCAAGTAACATCAACAATTTTATCTTTGGGATCAATGGCTTATAAAGGCTATGCTGGACTTCAAGCAGGAAAAGAAGCTGATAGAGAAGCAGGTTTACTTAGACAAAAAGAACTAGCTTTAGAAGAACAAGCGTTAGCAGATTTAGAACAAAATAGATTAGATTCTATTCAAGCTCCTATGGAAGTATTTGATAGAGCTAATGAATTTAAAACTCTTGATGGTTCTACAATTTTAGAATCTGCAGCAGAAGGTGATACAAGAGGTGTTTCTGCAACAGCTGGTAAAATTAAAGCAACTCAAGATCTTGCTAGAAGTCAAGATAGAGATGCATTGACCAAGATAAAATTAGATATTGACACAAAAGCTGCAATAGAAGGAAATAGAAAAGGTGAGTTGGTGAGTACTATGAAAGATACGAGAGGAGAATCTGCAGGAATTGAATCAAAGTTGTTACAACAAGAAGCTGATACGCTTACTTCTACTGGTATGGATGCTCTAGGATCAGCTGCTTTAGGAGCAGTTAGTGCCTTAACACCAGCCTTTAATTCAGATTTTAAAAAGGCTGCAGAAGCACTACAGGCAGCTGCAAAAGCAAAAGGAGAAACTCTTTCTGATACAGATGCTTTAGCACAAGCAAAAGCGTTTGCTAAGTTTGATGCAGAAGATGCAGCAGCTGAATCAGCTGAAGCTGAAGTAAGTACTATAGACAAAATAGGAAATGCAGTAAATAAAGTTGGTACTGCTTTTGGTATAGGTGATGGAAAGGATTTTGGAGAATCTAAAGTAGGTGGTTTTTTAGGAGGTATTGGAGATAAAGTATCAGGTTTTTTAGGTGGTTTTGACTGGGCATCAATGTTTAAAGGTAAATTATAAAAAAATAATATGGCAATAAAGGCAGAGAATTTATTTAAATTAGAAAAACTAGGTGCGATAAAATCTAAAGCCAATACAAGTTTTGCAGATTCATTGGCAAAATTTGGAACAGGAGTTCTTCTTGATCAGGAAGCTAAAGCAGAAACTCGTCAACAGTTTAAAGAAACAGGTTCGAAGGATATAAGAGATCTTAGATTACTAAGAGATCAGGCTGTTAAAGATGGTGCTACAAATGAGAAGTCTTCTAGTGGTGGAAGTATTGAATTAGGCGATGTGCCATCAAATACTACACTATCAAATTGGACATTAAAGAATATAGATAATTTTATTGCACAAACTTATAAAAGACAAGAAGTAGTTACTTCTGGATTAGGAGGAAAATTTGCTGTTAGAGATTACGGTATATATAAAGCTAATCAAAAAGCAACTTGGCAAGCAATAAAAGGAAGAGTAGATAATGCAGAGGCACAATCTGTACGAAATAAAGAAATGAATGAAGGTTATACTAATGATAAGGGAGTGTTTGTCCCTCCAACTTCTGGTCAAGGTAATCTTGCAATGCAGAGTAGTTTCGCTTTTATCCAAGATTTAAATAATACAAATGTTACACCTGATGATGAAGGAAATGGTATAGTAGAGGTTTATCAAACAGTATTCGATCCAACTACTGGTTTACAGAAAAGAGTGTTGGATCTTAAAACTGGTCTGCCTATACTTGATAAAGATAAAAGTGGTGTAAGTGTTTTAGCTTTATTGCAAAACGGAGGAGAGGAATGGAATTCAACAAATGTTAAAACTGATGTGGATACAGCATTTAATCCAACTGTTTTGGATTCATATGAAACTATAATTGGTATGCAGGGTTTCGTAGGCGGATCTAGAGAAGATAATGTAAGAAGAAATCCTGAATTTCTTAATTACGCAAATAGTTTTATAAATAGTAAAACACGAACTAATAGAGATATATCTAGTACGTTAACTGATAATTTTATTATGGGAACGCAAGGATTTAAACAATTAACTGCACAAGAAACCAGTACTGGTTATATATCAGATCCAGCAAACCCTGGTAAGATGATAGAGTTTAATCCAGACGAAAAAATATCAGTTAACGTTGTAACGTCTTGGGATGCTAATGGAAAACCTGTATATGAAAACTTAAAAGTTAATAAATATATTGGAATGAGGATGACTAAGCCTGCTGGAATCTTAGTAGTTGATACTAATGATGAACAAAGAAAAGCTGCTACAGGTTTTTTTAGAGGTGTTATTAGTGGTAAAGTAGGTAGAAAATTTACACCTGGACAAGCTAGAGCACAATTTGATCCATACAAAAATCAACTAGATAAAGACAAGTTGAATAAGCTTACTGACAAACAATTGTATAATATAGATACAATGGAGAAAATAAGCAATTTAATTGTTGGTGGTCAAGAGGTAGGAAAAGCAGAATTAGAAGCATTACAGAATCAATCAAAATATAAATTTTCTGAAGGTGTAACTGAAGTTAGAAAACTTGATTATAGATCAGGTGCAGAGGTTGTGACTAAGTTTACGCTGGGTGTTGACAAAAACGAAGGTTTAGGATCAATAGATATGAATATTACCACAAGAGAGCCAAACAAGAAATTTGATTTAGATAAACAATTAATTTCTGGGGATGGAACTGCAGGAAGTCCATATGTATTGCAACCAGAGTTTATTATCAAGAAGGAAGATGGAAAAGATGTAAAGGTTAAAAATCCTAAATATCAACCACAATTTCTTAAAATGACTAAAAAACAACTTGAAAATAATCTGTATGCAGTATATGGTGAAGGTTCTTCAACTGCAGCTAGAACAGGATTAAAGGTTAGGTTAGGAGATAAATACTCAGAATTTGCTGAACCAACTGGTGTGGATAGTGGAGGAAAAGATATAGATGTTACCATTACTAAGACTGTATTTGAAGATGCTATAAGAGGTGTTACTGTAGATGATATTTTAGCTAAGGATGGACAAACTGCTACTCAAATGCTTGTTGATTCGGAAGCATACAAATCCATTATTAGTAATACATTTAATTTTGGTATTGATGATGAGCAAACAATAAAAATGACAAATGAGTTAGGAAAATTATACAGAGCTTTAGGTGTTAAACAAGACGATGGTCAAGGAGAAGATGTTGAATTTTTAGCTGATCCAAATGGATATAATATTTCTATTACTATTCCTGATCCAGCTGATCCTAAGAAAAGAAAAACAATAAAGACAGTAACTTTAAAAGGAAATGATGAAACATTTGCACAAAATATAAATGAGTTATTTAGAGAAGCTGTAAAAACAGGATATACTGCTAAAGCAGAAACTGATTTCCTAACAAAAACGGTTAAAAACATTACCTATACTCAAGATGATATGGGATTATTTAAAGATAAGAATGGTAACATTTTAGAAGAATAAAAAAATGAATAAATATAGAACTCCTAATGGTAGAATAGTAAGTGAGTCTGATTTAATTAATAAATATGGACAAGATCAATTTAATAAACTTGTTGCTTCTGGTAAGTTTACTTTAGTTACTGAGGAAGTCGTCAAAGA